TTCAATCCGCTGCCCTATCTGAAGGCACTCGGCATCGTGCTGATCGGTCTCGGCGCCGCCGAGCTGATCCAGCCCCGTTTCGGGCTCGAGAACGTCGACCTCGTATTGCTGACGGCGGTTGTCGCGGTCGCCGTCCGTTACGGCCTGTGGCCGTCGTTGCTGGCGACCTCGATCTCGCCTCGCGGGAGAAGGACGGTCTGTCCCTGCCCGCCATTTCTGCTTGCCGTCGCTTCGGCGATGGCGCGGGTAAGCTGCTGTTCGTCAGTCCCCGAGAATTGCGAGGGCATCAAGTGGCCACCCTCAACATACTCGCCTAGGGTTTGCGTGCGGAGGTTCGCCCCCGCCGTAAGCCGATAGCCTACATTCGAGGCGCCAGTCGCGCTTTGAAGCTCGGCAAAGACGGCAGGGTTGATGGGGTCAATGTCATGGAGCGTAACGGAGCCGGTGCTGTTCTGGCAGATACCGCGATATTTCAGCGAGGCATCGAAATATATCGGGACGAACTTGCCGCCATCGTCCGCCGTCACCACCGCCCCGAGCGACGTGTTGAGGTCGGCGTCCGCATAGACGTTCTGCGGCGTGAGCGTGCCGGTGGTGTAGAAATACCACTTTGCGCCAGCGTAGGGCGAAGCGTTGCCGTCCAGCGCCCGAGAGGCGTCGGTGAAAAGTTCTGCTGCCATGTCTGCCCCATGAAAAAGGGCGGCTCGCAATGGCCGCCCGTTGATGCTATGAAATGTGGATGCGCTATTGGCTGAGCCGCGCCGCTCTCTTCATCTTTGTCTGGTACAAATTTGAATCAGTTATTTTCTTGCTGACCCTCGGCCGCAGCGCGGGTGGGTGAAACGTCGTTCGCAGCGTTCAGGAATTGAGCGAAGCGATTGACGTCGGCTGCAACCGCCGGTTCGGTCGCGGCGATATTCTTGAGGCGACTGACATAGGCCCTCTGTGCCGAAGCGGTCGGGTTGCGAGGCGCGCGCGCAAGCCAAGCCGCGAATTTAGGCGAGGCAAGTAGCTTTCCGGTCAGATACTGCCCGCCAGCCGCCAGAATAGCCGTTGGCAGGTTGGTCAGCCCTGCGGTCCCTGCCGACACACCGACCTGCCAGCCCAAGGCGCCTGCGGTGTTCGACGTGTTGGTGTATTTGCTCGCGTCCTTCATGCTACCGGCGACCCGTGCGATCTGGTCGAGCGACTGGCGAAGCTCGCTATTCCCGAACAGCGCGGCCTTGCCTTTCTGGCTCATGCCGTTCCAGTTGGTCAGGAACGTCGCCGCCGAGAAGGCATCTCCTTCGGCATTCTGCTGGCCCTTACTCGCCTTGCCCAAGCGATCGATGATCGTCGCCTGCACATTCCCGCGTTCCTCGTCGGAAAGCGACCGCATGAGGCCGCGCAGGCGATCCACGCCGCCCTTCTTGCCCGTCGCCATGCTCTCGACAGACGCGAGAATATCCTCGCCACTGCGCGATTTGCTGATAATCGGCTCAAGCACGCTGTCGATATAATCGACCCGCTCCGACCAGTATTTGTCCGCCGTTCGGAACATGTTGGCCGCACGGTCTTTCCCGGCGTCGCGTAGCCCGCGCTCGATGTCGTCCGACACCTTGCCAAGCACGTCGCGATAGACCTGCTGGTCCGCCGAACTGCGAAGCCCGCCGTCATAGACCCCCTGCGACAGCCGCGTGCGCGCATCGCGAAGCCCGACAACCGAAACGCCCTTCGCCAGCTTGCCCTTGAACGTCTCAAGGTCTTTGACCAGCTTGGCGGCGGCGGGATCGGGACTTTGCGACAGCCGGGCAATCTTCGCGTCTATTTCGGCAATCGCGGACTGCGGCGTAATCTTGACGTCGCCAGCTTCTGCATAGGCCCGTTCGTAGAGCCGCGAGCCGCGCTGCGATGTTTCCTTGCTGAAACGTTCGCCCGCCGTGCGTGCTAGCATCCCCGCTTCATCTGCGGGCAGTACCGAGCCAGCCTTTGCGGCATTGTTGGCGATAGCGCCGCCGAACTCGTCAGTCTGCTGCTCAAGCGCGTTGCGGATCGAGCCGCTGGAAAAAAATGCCTGACCTGCGCCAGACGTCGCCACTCTCGTGGGAGCGCCGCCTACGTTGGCAGGAAGTGCGGTGACGCCCTGATCCTTGAAGTCCTGCAACAGCGCGTTGCGTTCAGTCTGGCGGGCAGTGGTTGCAGCACCTCGACCAACAAGGGCGTTTTGCCCCTTGCCGACAAGACCGCCCGTAACCGCGCCGACAGCACCGCCGATAGCAGCCCCGGTGAGACGGTCGCCGATACTCCCCTCTGCGGAACCAGAGCCATAAGCCGCACCGTAGGCGCCCGCATTCTTGGCGAGGGACGCAACGCTACCAGCCCGCCCAACGGGAAGAACGGCGCCACCGGCAAGTTGTCCCGCGAAGGTCGGAACCGGACGCTCCTGCTGGGAATATTTCATAACCGCGCGAGCGTTGTCGGTGTTCCCGCCAAGGGCTCCGGTGATCTCGTCGAGATAGCCAGCCGTCACGACGTCTGCCGCACCGATGGCGGCTGCACCGGGTGCGCTATCGGCAAGACCGCCGAGTACCGTCCCGCCGGTGTCGCCAGCCTCGATCATCTCAAGCTGCTGCCAGTTGGTGCCCAAAGACCCGACCGGCACGTCTGGGCGCTGCTGGTGAGCGGCGACAACATCGGAGATGAACTGAGCCTGCTCCGGCGCAATCTGACCATAGCCAGCATCCGCGCTGCGCTTGTTGGCATAGGCAACGATCTGGTCGGCGGGCGCGCCCTGCTGGATCAGCGCCTTGATCTCCTCGGACATGCCGCGAAGCTCGGGGATAGCCTTCATGCCGCCCGTTCCGGCGTCCTGCACGCCATTGACGGTCGGTCCGGGGTCGGGATTGCCAAGGGCGGCATTGGGGAGCCCCGGCGCCGCCGCTTGCTGGTCCCGCTGGGTAGTGTCGAGATTTACCCCCGTGCCCAATCGTCCGGCAGAATCTCGCAATCCCTCGATGGCCACACGGCGCGCCTGAGCCTTTTGGGCAATCACCGCATCGGTGTCTCCCGGCTGCGGAAAGTAAATTTTGGCGTTCGTGACAAACTCGCTGTCAGGAATTGCGGCGCCGGAGTCATAGCGGAGAATGGCCGCGATGAATTCTCGCTGGGCCTGATCGGCCATCTGGCGCTGTTCGCTATTACCAACGGCCGCAGGAAGGCTGTTGAGAAAATCAGGCGCGCCTTCGGCAAGTTTCTGCCCAATATAGGAACGCGGCTCTACCGGCTGACGGCCCGGCTGATCGGGGTTGAAGTCTATGCCGCCATAGTTGGTCTCAGCATTCAGGGCACGCTTCAAAAAGCCGGAGGCCTTACGCTCTCCCTCAGTAGCCTCGCCAGCCGGTCCAGCTGCGGCCGCCTGCTGCTTCTTCATGATGTCGAGCGTGGTGTTTTGTGCCGACAATTCGGCTTGGCGCTGCTGTAGAGCCTGATCCTGCTGCGACATGCGGAGGCGTTCTTGCTCCATCGCAATGCGCTGCTGTTCGACTTGCGAAGGCTGCTTTGGCCGCCCCACAATCACGCCCGGCGCGCTGGTCTGTGGAGCAGGCGCAGCCGTGCCGCCGTTAAGCTGCGACAGCAATGCCGGATCGGTAACCTTTTGCATCAATTCACCTCGTACCAATCACCGCCGCGCTGGACATATGTCTTGCCGCCAATCTGCTTGCCGATCTGGATGCCCTGCGATTGCAACCACTGCTGCGCCGCCTGCTGCCCGTTGGGGCCAAGCGACTGCTGGATGCGGGCGAAGTCCTCCGGTGAGATGATCTTGCTCTGCATCGCGTTCTGAATGATCGGTGCGGCCTGATCTTCGGACACGCCACCTTGGGCGGGCTGCGGCGCGCCTCCGGCCCCGACCTGCGCCAAGGCCGCCGGGTCGCGCGTGTTGACCAGCATACCGCCCTCGGGGATGACCTGATACTTCGGCTCGCTCTGCGCGATGAACTCTTTCGCCTGCCCCGCCTGCGCGATGATGCTCTGGCGAAGGTCGAACCTGCCGATATATTTCTGGAACTCTGGATGCTGCTGCGCCAGTTGGCCAACAATATCGTCCCATTCCTGTGGCGTGTCGGCAAGCAGGGCCAGTTGGCCGATGGTGTCCAGTCCCTGCTTGACCTGTTCCTGACGCCCCTTGTCGAGTTTCAGGTAATCGTCGATGTTGAACCCGGCAAGCTGCTGGAGAGCTTGGGGGTCACCGGCTACCGCCCCGCGCCTCGCGTCCGCTTCCTGCTGCGCACGCATCTGCTGCTGCTGTTGGCCTTGGATCTGATACGCCGAGCGCGGATCAACGCGGGCAAGGTCGTTCACGACATTCGGGTCATTGGGGTTTGCGATAAGCGCGCGCAGGGCGTTGTCGGTGGCCTGTTCGCGGCGCATCTGCTGCCTGCGCACCATCCCCTGATTGAACGCCCCGCCGATGTCCACCGGCTGCAAAGCATTCCAGTTAATATCAAGCGCCATCCAAAATCTCCTGAATGCGCTTCTCGATTTCGGCGCAGTTTTTGGCCCAACCCGGTCGATCCTTACGGGCTTTCAGCTTTTCCCTGAGGCGGGCGATTTCGGCTTCCTGTTCCTCGGTCATCAAAAGCTGCTCCCGAACAAGCCGCCCAGACCATTCGCGATGCCGCCCCACATGTTTGCGTTCGCGTTGCCCTTGGCGATGGCCGCATTCGCCGCCGCCGATGCCGCGTTATTATTGTTGGCAGTGGTCTGGTTGACGAAATTCGTCGAGACACCAGCCTGAGCCCCGGCGGCCGAGAGCCCAACACCCTGTTGCGCCATGAGGGCGTTCAGATAGTTGTTAAATTCGCCGCTCGCGATGTTCTGACCATATTGCAAAGCCGCTTTTGCCGCTGCCCCGCTCTTCCCGACGCCGCGACTTGCATAGCTGTTATCGAGGCTCCGCTGTCCCTCTCCCAAGCGGAACTGATAGCCCGTCGAATTGCGGTAGTTGTCGAAGGCGTTCTGATAGGTCTGTTGCGGCTGAACAGGGGTTGCTTGAGTGCCGTCCAAGTTGAAGGTTCCGCCTCCATACCCGGAAATAACACCCGGAAGCTGGTAGCCGATGGTGCGAGGGGCATAGCGACCAGCTCCATCCACCGTGTCATACAGCGCGTTCCACGGCATGACGCGGGGCTGCTGCTGACCTGCGGGAGCCCCGACAGTCGGCGCCGGTCCGCCAAGGCCCAGCAAGGCATTGATCGCACCGCTTGCCTGTGTCCCGGTGTTGACGAAAGGCGAGAGGGTAGCCTTGTTCTGGCCGTAAATATCCCGCGCCAGCGCATTGTTGGCGGCGGTGTTGTCAGCAGCCGCCTGCGATGCCTGATTGGCCGCCTTTTTCTGGGCCTTCGACGAGATGATGGCGCCGCCGATAGACGCGACCGCACCGATTGCTGCTATGGGCATAGAAACTCCATCACGAATAGCTCGCAGTTGCCCTCGGGCGTGGCCATGATGCCCTGCGAGACGAACCCCAATTGCCGTTGAAACCAGCGCACATTCCGAAGCCCAACCGGCGTCGGTCCCCAAATCATCCGCGCCCCGGAATCCCGCATGAAAGCGAGCATTGCCTTGCCGACACCGATCGCCGAACGGCCGCGCGACTTGAACTCAAGATGTCCCTCGAAAATCCCCGGCCCCCGCCATGCGAAAACCGCGAGGTCAGTCCCGTTTGTCAGCACGAAGCAGCGGCCGTCCGTCACGAACGCCGAAAGGTCGCCTTTTCCGTAAATCCTGTTTGCTTCTGCCGGGTCGGTGACCCGATAAATCACGGGATATTCCCAACCCCCGGAGGCTCGACATACCTGCCGCCAGTCGGGGGAGACGCCGCAGCCGGGGTCGTGACGCTCCCGACAAGGTGTCGGTCTCCGATCTGCGCCGCCGTAGAAGATGAAGTCGTTGCCTGATAGGTTACAGAACCACCCGCCCGGCTCGGCTGGTCATAGTAGATGAAATAATCGGTCGAATAGGACAGGCCCGTGATATTCCCCGCCGAGACCGAAACACTCACGCCATCCGCATAAACCCGCGTGTGCCCCGAAACGGTCACTGTCACATCGGTGCCAGCATCCGTTCCGGTGATCGTCGCACCCGTCACATAGCTGTTCGTGATCGCTGCCGTGGCATTGGCGCTGTCTGCCGCATTCTGCGCCGCTCCCGCCGCTGTGTCCGCTGCATCCGCAGCGCTCTGGGCCGCCGCCGCCGCTGCATTGGCTGCATCGGCCGCCGCCTGCGCTTGCGTGATGGCGTCGATCTGCCCCTGCAAGTTTGCGATGACGTTCTGGAAATTCGCCTGCCACTGCATCGTTGCACGGCCTTGGCCGTCAACGATGGGGACACCTCTCTGGAACAGGTCCGGCGTTCTCATCGCGACCGCCCCCCGCCCGCTGCATTCGCCTCGATTGCCGAAAGCCGGAACCCTACTGGCGCTGTAATCCTGAACTCGAACAACATGCCCGGATCGTCGAACATGCCGAGAGCCCGCCATTCAGGCCGCTCGCGGTACGAACCCTGCGCCCCAAGGCTTACCGCCTCCCAAGCGCTCCACGTGTTCCCGGCGTCGTTGCTCGGCCGCATCTCGATCAGCGGCTCAGCGTAGTCTCCCGTCAGATAGTCGGTCGTCCCGACTTCCGCCGTCAGCCTCAGGTTGTCGATGATCGCAACAGCATTCAGCCGGGAACCAGCCCTCAGACGGCGCTCGAAAACGCCATCCGACGTCCCGTATCCAGCCAGCTCGTAAATCTTCCCCGTCTCGTCGTCACCAAGCCCACGGACGGCCCGCCAGTTGTCCCGCCCATAGGATTGCCGCTCGCACCATTCGCGCGTCGTGATGTCGAACAGCATCGTGTTGCTGTCATGGCGCTGGGCGATGAACTTGTGCCGCTCATCGGTGACCAGAAACAGGCTGTGTGTTTCGGACGCTCTAGACCGCTCCACAATCCCGTCGTCAGAGACCGCTTCCGGCACCTCGCCGTTGCGATAGGTAATCCGGTCGCTCCCGATCCAATAGAAGCTGTTGTCGATCGCTACCGCGCAGCCCGTGGCGATAATACCCTGCTCGAACACGCGAAGCTGGATCGGCGTATAGGGCAAATCCGCGTCACCCGTGGGCGACCAGAATTCCACGCTCTCGGTCCCGAACAGCACGAGGCTGCCGTCCAGCACGAGAATATCGAGCAAGGCGTCCGGCTCGTTCTCGGCCGTCGCAAAATCCAGCGGGTCAACCGAGCGCCCGTCACCGATGGCCGAGAAGTACCAGGTATCGCTCTCGGCCCGCAGGAAGATGAAATACCCCGCCGTGAAGGCAACCTTTGTAACGTTGGCGCCATCGGGAAAGTCGATAGCCACAAAGTCGGTGCCGTCGTAGCTGTATGCTGTTGCACCGCGCCCGCAAATAACCTCGGTGTCAGATGCAACGATATAGCCCGCCCCAGACCCATCCACCGAGCCAAGCAACGTTGAGCCACGGTAGAACCCGCTCCCGCTGAGCGTGAAGCGGTCTCCGTCGAAAACCCCATCCTTGACCAGCGTGTCATGGATCGGCCCGCTGCCGACCTCGGCAATCTCGCTCAATTCCTTGTGCGACTGCATGACGATGCCGTCTGTCGCCGATTGCTCCACGAACATGTTGATGACCGGAAGCTCGGGCAAATTGCCCCTGCTGCGCGTGTACGCGCCTTTGCCGTAATCAAGGGCCGGCATCAGGCGGGAACCACTACTGCGTTGTTTCGGGCTGGGCCGGTGATCGTCAAATCATCGCTCCTTCCCGCGCCATAAATGACCCTGTTGTCGTTTCGAGGCGGCCCGTAGATCCCGCCGCGCGAATAGATCAGGTTCGCAGCCCCACCGGTCAGGATAAAGACCCCCGTCCCTGCCGACAGAACGTAGCTGCCCAAAGGTGTGTAAATCAGGTCGGCATCTTGTCCCGTCAGCGCAAATGCGCCCACGTCCGCCGAGAGAAGGCGAGAGGCAAGCAACCCTGCCGCCTGTCCAGACAGGGTAAACGAGCCTGCGCTCGCGGTTAGCGTGAAACCCCGGAACAAACCCGCTACTTGGCCCGTCAGCGTGAAAGAGCCGACCCCTGCGCCAAGCAATCTGCCGTACAACAAGCCTGCGGCTTGACCGGAAAGCGTGAACGATCCGGCGTCTGCTGTAACCTTGCGACCATAGAGCAGCGAAGCCGCCTGACCGTTGAGCGTAAACGTGCCGACGTCTGCCGTCAGCGTGTAGCTGCCCGATGCAGCGACCTGCCCGTCATCCCCCAGCGGCGCTCCGCCGAGCGGGTAGAACCCAAGCATCCTACATGCTCGCGGCTAAATGAAAGAGATCGTCCGTCTGCTCGGTGGTCCAACCCATAGCGGTGACCGCTTTGCCAATCTGCTGGTTCGTCCGTTCGATCGCCAGCGCATATTCCCATTCCTCCGCTGCTTCTTCGTCCAGCGTGGCGACATAGGCGTCCACCGTGGCCTTGAGCCCGAGGTGACGCAGCGCCTTGCGCATCTGGAGGGGGGTGACGCTGGCGGGGACGGGCGCGATTGTTGGCCCGAAGAAGGCGATTATCTCCGCTTCGAGATTATCGTCGTTGGGGGCCGTGTGCGGTGGCTTGACGCCGAGATCATCGGTGAGGGTGACGGTTCCGTCTTTGTTGTAAGAGATCATCGGTCACGGCCTGAAAAAGAGAACGGGGCAACGCGAGCTTGATTCGGTGTCGGCCAGACTGTCTCCCGAATAGCTGCCGGTCAGCGTGGGCCATGTCCCGAACGTGCCGGTCTTTACGAGGTGACGCTGATCGGTGCTGTTGAAGCTGTTTGACCCGCAGAAGTAGTTGAGTGACGCTGGGCCGCCGCTGGCAACAATCACGCGGAAGGCGGCGGCGGCAGATGCCATGCCCCCAGCCCAGTACCAGCCGCGCTGGAAATACAGAGACAGGCCCGTGCCGCCCACAGATTGGGCAACCGCCGTGGACAGGTTGCCGGTATTGTAGATCGGCGCCCCAGTCGGCATCAGCGACGTTCTGTCGCAGGCATAAATGCCTATCTGGCAGTTCTGGCTCGCTTGCGTCGTGGAAATCGTACAATAAAGCTCCGACATTGTCGTGTCGCGTTCCACGAACACCGGGGCAAGATAGAGACTCCCCGCTGTCACCGGTGTGCCACCGGTAATAGGCAACGGCCCGCCCGGATAGAGCGCGTGATAGCGACCAGATGCGTACCCCGGACGAAGCTCTAGGTCGCGATCACTTGGCGACACAAACACCTTGGCCGAGCCAGACAGGCTCAGCAGCGAGCCGGTCGTGGACTTGATGAGGTTGCGCGTCAGCGTGTTGGCGGACGAGTTCCAGACGCCCCAGCTTATTTCTGAATTGCTGCCGTCCTCGATCACATAGGAATAGGCTGCACCATCGACTCCATCCGCACCGGAGACGGTGAAGAAGCCAGTGTCGGCCGTCCCCAGCGTGATCGTGCCGGTGCCGGTCGTCGATGTCGCGACCTTTACGCGGTTGAGGAGACCGGCCATTTACGCGACCGTCAGAATGCCGTTGGTGCCGTCGAAATCAACGGTGAACGTCTCACCGGCGGCAAGCGTGATCGACGAACCGTAATCCCAATGGCCGATGGTTTCCTTGTTGGTCGCTGTGTCGTCGATCAGCACCGCATAACGGAAGGGGCCGATGCTCCCGCCCGAAGCCGTGATGACAAGGTCGGTTCCGGTCAGCTTCCCCGTACCCGAGGTCTGCGAATAGGCAGTTGATGCAACCGTTATACCGCCAGTCGTGTACCCGTTACCGCCAGAAATCTGGGTTATGTCCGAAAGCTGGTTCACCGTCGAAGCAGTGATTGCCGTGTTCGACAGCACGATCTTGAGCGTGTCGCTGTTCAGATTGTACACCTTGCGCCCGAGGTTCTGGACGAAGTTGTTGTGCTTGACGAAGGATGCCATATCTCAGCCTCAGAAATACACGGCGGTTGACGCCGGTTGGGTTGATCCGAACTTGTGGGAAATGCTGCCTTGGAACTGCGCGGCGCGGCGCGATGTCATCTGGCCGATCTCGGTCCCGAAACCTTCCGCCAGAAAGCTCGCAAGAAGCGCGGAAAGCCCCTCGCTGTCGCGATCCGACAAGGGAGCCGTGTCGTCGAGCGTCAGCCCGGTGAGTTCGGTCCAGACGCCCGTCCAGACCCAATGCCGCCACCCGCCATCGTTGACCGAAATCGGAGCAAGATCGTACGGCACCCGCGTCCCGCCGTTATCGGTATCGTCAACCGTATCGGGCAGCGTAATCGTCGCATCGTCCGCGAAAATCCGTTCGCCGGGTTGCGCGGTGTAATCTTCCGACGTGTAAACATCGGTCAGGCGGCCGAACATGCCGCTCGTAACCCAGCCGTCGTAAATGCCTTGAAGGGCGAGCATCCCCGCTTCGGATTCCTTCGCAGTCGGATCGCGCCCGAGAGCAACGATCCGCGCCTGCTGGAGCGCGCGCCTGATGATGTCGCGGCAAGTCGGCATGGCTTACCCCTCAAAAGAAAGGGGCCAGCCCGAAGGCCAGCCCCAATGCATCACGGAAGGACGTAGCCGATCGCGAGGCGGATCGAGCCAGCCTGAGCGCCCGTGGCGTTTGCCTGCAAAGCACCCGTGACCAGCGTTTCTGCGCTGTAGGTGTAGAACAGGCCCGTTGCGGCGGAAGCCGCAGATGCTGTGCCCGCCTGCCCCACGGTCGAAGCCGAGAAGAGGCGGGTTGCGGAACCGCTATCACCCACATTGATCGTGATACCGGTCGCGCTGTCGAGGTCGTCAGCCTCCAAAAGCGCATACAGGATGGTTGCTCCCGCAGGCATCTTGAAGAACTCGATGGTGTCGGAAGTGTCGAGCGAAGTGTCCACGGCGACTTCTCCGGTTGCGACCTTGAAGTTGCCTCCAAGGCCATTCCCCGGAGCCGAAGCGTAGCGGCGGTTGGAACGATAGGTTGCCATTTCAGTGTCTCCTATCAGACGTCAGCGGCGGCGCCGAAGAACGCGGTCACGATGCCATGCTGCTTGCCGTTGAAGGCAGCCTTCTTGACACCAATGATCTCGTCCATGCCGACGGTCGTGCGACGGTTGAGGGTGGGAATATCGCTCTTTTCCGAACCGGCCTGCGGGCGCTGCGCGTAAGCGATGAAAAGCGCCTGAGTGCCGCACAGGAACACCGGACGAATGGGGGCCGACGAGCCACCGGCCGTATCGAAACCCATCGCGTTCGCCCAGATGTCGATTTCCGGCACTTCGCGGTGGATGATGCCCTCATAAATGAGGTCACCGTCCTGAAAGAGCGGGTTGGCTTCAACGTCACGCGGACGCGCCTCGCGATTGGCCGCCGTCATCGGCGTGTCGTTCTTGAGGTCGCGGAAGGTGCGCGAGCCATGGAACGCGACGAAATATTCACGTCCCTGTTCGTCGTTCACCTGAACCGGCGTAATCGCGGGGCTTGCCTGCATGGCGAGACGCTTGACGACGCCCATGCGAGCGGTGGTGCAAGTCTCGGCCGCATCGACATTTCCAAGGCCCGTCGCCCAGGTTGCCGAATAGCCGCCGACAGAACCGAAATAGAGCCGGTCCTGATTGGCCGCCGCAAAGGCATTGCGGTTGCCGGTCGTCGCCGATTCATAAAGGACGGTCGTGTCTCCGGTCGTAACCACCGACCCGAAAGCGTCGATCAGGTCGTCGCGCAGAAGCTCACCGAAATAGCGGGTGAGGCTTTCCTTCGCGGCGTTCATGATGTCGATTTCAGTACGGAACGACTGGTTTTTGGTGACAGCCACGCCCTTACCACGGAGGCCGACAGGCACGCCGCAGTTGTAGTTGTCCAGCGGGGTTTCGTTGCCGACGATCGGCGTGTCGCCGAGAACCGGATCGCCGCCCAGCTTGTAGAACAGCGGGATATTCAGCGTGTCGCCAGCGCGCTTTTCGAGGTCGGTATAACCCTGAATGATCGCGTTTGCGCTATTCTTGATGTAACCAGCGAAGCGCGAACGGCGCACATATTCCATATGCGCCTTGTTGCTCCACTCCTTGCGCTGCGATGCAGTCGCGAGAACAAAATCTGCCATGATTTATCATCCAAACATGGCGTTGGCCTTCTCCTCGTCCGGATTGGACTTTGGCGCCGCACTGCTGTCGCCAGCATTGGGGACGCTCGCCAAGGACGGGGGTGGGGCTACCGCCGGTTGAGAGGTCGCAGCGGGCTGAGCCGCTGCCTGCTGGGCAAGGAGAGCCTGCTGGGCCTTCCAAGCCTTGAACTGAGAGATTTCTTCGGGATTTGCGTCTCCGAGAGCCGCGATGGCCTCTGATTTGCGCATTTCTGCGATTACGAAGCCGTATGGATCTGACTTGCCAAAAACTTGCTGCTGGAAACCCGGCGCCGACTGAAATTGAGCGAGCGCCCAAGCCTTTGCGGCCTCGACGGTCTCCACCCCATGTCGCTCGGCGTTCATGGTCTCCGACAGGTCAAGTTTGACATTAAGGATGCGCGACGAGACCGAAGCGTCATAACCGCTCGGGTCGTCGAACATGTCTACGGGCTGGGTCTGAACAGGCGCGGGAACATCGCGGAGGCCACGGATTTCGTCCCGTAGCTCCTTGACGACCGCAACTGGCACATAACCTTCCGGAATGACGGGTTCGGCAGGCGGCGCCACGGCCACCGGCTCCACTACTGGCGCGGCCTCTGGCTCAACCGGCTCAGGTGCCGGGGTAGCCTCAGTCGGCACAGCATCACTCTTGATGTCCGGCTCGCCACCGAACAGCCCTTCAACTTCGCTCATTTCCATACTCCAGTCCGTGTCGTGGACATGACGATGCGCCCGGACCCCGGCGGCGGGGTCAGTGTTTACGACCACTGACTGTCGATACGCCCGTTAAACCCCGGCGGCGGGTGTCCCTGACTGCATACCCAGCTTGAATCCTTCCAAGGCGGGTTTCAGTAATTCGTTTTGGGCCTTGGCGGCGGTCAGCGCCGTGTCGGCCTCGGTGTTCTGAATCTCGGCAACAGCACCGCGCACGGCGATCTCTTGCTGCTGCATCCCAGACTGAGCAGCCTGCTCGGCGCGCTCGCGCCGTTTTGCCAGCAGCTTGCTCTTTTCGGGGATGGACGACACCTCCAATAGATCGTCGAACGGCACTTCTTGCGGGCCATATTGGCGCGCCATCTCCGCGAGTATCTGGAATTGCTCCTGCGCGAGGTTTGCCGTATCTGGCACGGCGTCGATCATGATATCGACGTCCATCTCGGCAAGAGCGTTCTCATACCCAAGCACCGGCTGGCCGATCTGGACCGACCCATCGGGCAACAACATCGATTGCGGCGGACCAAATACCGGCTGATTAATGCCTACAAAACTCGGAGCGCCCTCGTCATCGGTCACCCGCACAAAATCTGGAGCGGTCATGAACTGGCGGCAGCGAAGCCATGCCTGCCGATAGATGCCAAGCTCAAAGCGACGTAGGCCATTCAGCGACATGGCGCTGTCGGTCATCCCCGCCTGTTGACGGGCCAACTGAGCGCGACCCGACGCGCTTGCCGACTGCGAAGCAAGCACACTCGGGTTCTGTCCGATGCGCTGCACAAATTCACGCGCCGACTGGAGAAGGTTGAATTGGCCCGCAGCAAGGTCGGTGAGCGAGGCAGGTTCCCAACCAGCGGGAATTACCCCGGTTGGATCAGACATTTCCTTTCGGACAAGCTCGGCATCTGCCTGGTATGCGATTTCCGGGTTACTCGCGACCGCTTGGCGATTGCTGAGCATGTGCAGCAGCTTCGATTCACGCTTGTTGATCGCGTCCTGCGGGCTGCGAAGGTCTCGCACCTCGCCATAGCGCCGATTGTCGCGGTCGATGTAACAGCTTCGGGCCTCAATGGGGCAGGAGGGGCGCCCGTGCTTGTCATTGTAAGGCGACGGACCTGTTTCCAGTATTCCACGGCCCCAAAATACCGCGCGATGCCAACCGCTCCCGCGCCTGCAGTAGATTTCGACGACAAAGACACGGCGCAATTTCGGGTCAGCCCACGTCCCCAAAGCTCCTTCCGGTCGATCGGCGAACGTGTCGCCACCGACGCTAAGACCCTCAGACCCTTGGTTCAGCGCGCCATCGACATCTTCGGCAGCCTGCGGATAGAGCGCCTTCACCTCGTCGGCGAAAATCCACTTCGCGATACCCATGTATCGGGCGTCAGAGAAGTCCAACTTGCGCGAACGCGGGTCGTGGAAAAACTCCTCAAACGGGATTTGCTCGATCAGGGGGCGATTGTCCGCGTCTACGCCGACGTGGGCCGCGCACGTCCCCTCGACAAAATAGGATTTCGCCGCGTGCGTGCGCTGCTCGCTCCAATCGGCATAGTCTTTTGCATAGCGCAAAACCTTCGTTGCAACGTCGGCGCTGTCCTCGTCCTGGGGCGTGCGGGGCCATGCCTTGGGGTCACTGTCGCCCTGCTCAAACACGCCGACAAGTCCACGAATGGACAGACGTACCTCATTGAAATAGGTGGCTGGCTGCTTGCGGCTTTCGAGGATGCGCCGCTCTTCCTCGGTCCATTGGTAACCGTCGAAATAGTCACGGTCGATGAGGGCTTCCGACCTGTATTCGTCGTTGCTGTCTCTAGCGTCCTCGAAATAAGCCTTCAATTGCTGGTGCGTGAAGGTCACAGGGTTTTCCATGAATCCCCGCCCTCCTTCTTCCTGCGCCACGATGGGCGATGGGGACCGTCCCATCCGGTCTTTTGCTCTGCCTGAGCAATTATGGCCGGATGCGCCTGATCTATCGCTCGGCCGATCAGGCTTGCCGTGTCCACGTCGTCGTCATGCTTGCCAGCGGGAAACACGAGAAACTCGCTAAGGTCCGCCCCCGGCTCGAACTTGACGCGCCCGCTTGCCGCCATCGCCTGAAACGATCTTGCCCGTGTCGGCTTGTCAGAAACGCTCGGAAGCCATTCGAGACGGCAGAATATCCGGCGCTCGCGCATTCTGCGCTTCAACGCAGGCTCGATTGCCTTCTGGATGACCCCGCCCTCGCCGAACCATGCGAGCGGCTTGTATTTCTCGATCAGGTTCAACTTTTCCTCGATCCAGACATCGCTGGTCGATTGAGCACGCCAACCATCAACGCGGTAAACCTCACCCTCCGGCCCAATTCCCCAGATGCGATGCACCGTGTAATCGCCGTCGCCATCGGTGACCGCGTAATCGCTTGTCCCGTAGTATCGAACGGCGGGCAGCTTATCCCATGTCCCGAACCATGCCCGCTGGAAGAACGTGCCTTCGTCGGGCTGCGGCTGCTGCTGGTAGAGCGCCGACCATTCACGCGGGCCAATCGTCGCCTTGATACGCTCAAGAGCCGGGACATCGTACCATTCAGGCCAAAGCGCCTCGCCGCTCGCGTCGATTGCCGGAAGGTCCAGCACAGTCCATTGGCCGCCTTCCTCTACGCGACCATCCTGTTCGAGCAACCGCCCAGCCAGATCATCTTCATGCCATCGCGTCTGGATCAGCACGATAGCGCCGCCCGGCATCAATCGCGTGTAGAAGGTCGAGCGATACCAATTCCACACCTTGTCACGCTGTAGCGCGCTGTCAGCCTCTTCCCGGTCCTTCAAGGGATCGTCGATCAACCCGAGATGCGCGCCGCGCCCTGTCGTCGCCGTTCCGACACCGACCGCGAAATATGCCCCGCCCTGCTCCGTGTTCATGCGATCCGATGCGCGACTGTCCTGTCGAAGCCTCACACCATGAAACACATCCCCGAACTCGGGGGACGAGATGATCGCCTTGACCTCTCGTCCGAAATCGTTGGCAAGGTCGCTGTTGTAGCTCGCCGCGATAATCTGCTTGGTCGGGTTGCGGCCCAGAAACCACGACGGGAAACGCTTTGACGCCTTTTCGCTCTTACCGTGCCGTGGCGGCATGAATACCATGAGGCGGTCGATATCGCCCCGCTCTACCGCCTCCAGATGGTCGTCCAGTTTCTGCTGGTGGCGCGCGTGAATGTAAGCAGGATGCGTGTAGTTAGTGAACGCTGCCAGACTTCTCCGCGCTCTCTCCGCCCTGATCTCGCTTAGCGTCGGCAGCTTTTGCGATAAGGCCTTCAAGCGCGTCGAGTTCATGGGCGCTAAGGCTGCTGAGGTCATGCCGATGCGTTACCTCCGCGTTGTAGTTGACATCCAGCTTGTCGCCGTAATCCTTCGGCAGCCACTTGCCCGCCAGCCTCAACCGCGTGTCGATGCGAACCCGCTTGTTGGCGACCTCAACAGCGTCTTTCGTAGGCTCGTCGGCAATGTCCAAGCATTCCTCTGCAAGCGCATGAACACCTCGCGCGCGCGCCGCGCGGAACCGTCCAGAAAACGTCTCGTCGCTCTCCACCCAGGAATAAACAGAGCTTGTCGAGGGCATTCGAGGATCGCGGCAAATTCTGGTTAACGGCTCACCTTTCTCAAGGCGCTCCAGAAGCTCAGCCACTTGGTCATCTTCAAAGACCTTTGGCATTTGCGATACCTCGTGAATTTTACCCGCCGCGCGACAGTGCCGACCGCTTTACCAGCATGAGCTATTACGGTGCGTCGGGATATCGGCGGCGGGTTCCGGCGGAAAGGGACACGCCGGAAACGGAAAGGGCCGCCCGATTGGACAGCCCTGCGCGTGACGCAATACGTCACATTGATGACTTGATGTCACGAATGCCCGCAATCGTCAAGCCTCCATTTCTCCGATCAATCGCGAGGCCGCAAACTTGATGTCGAGGCGCGCCAGTTCAAGCTCTTTCGACTTGGGTAGGCACACGGCGCTGTTTCCTGCCTTGCATCCGCCCTGCTTGATTGCCCATTGTGATAAGCTGTTGTCCTCGCCAGCGATGAAGCGCGTGATCGGGGTGAGCGAGCCCAGCGCGGCCTCCAGGCGGGACAGCTTCAGTTCTGCCCTGACCGCGGCCGGTGTCGGCCCTGCCCCTGATCCCTTGGGCGAGTTGTCGAGACAGGATCGCGTTGGCGAACGCTCGCAGGCGATGAAGGCCTCGCGATAGTGCGCCAGTGCGACATGCTCGCGAATGGTGATGACTTCACGTGCTTTGAGCGTGTCTATGGCAGGTACGCGGCGATACGCTATCCCGGCACGCTCGAACCCGCCATGCTGCATCGCCTCTGGTGTTGGCCCCATTTCCACGACCTCGCGCTGCTTTCGGCGTGCTGCGCGCTTCCCCCTCGCTTTTGCCATTATGCCTTGGCCTTTCCTGTGTCGCTCATCCCTCGATCCTCCACTTGACCACGTCAAAGTCCCATCCTCTGTCCGACCAGTTGATCTGCTTGGGGGAGTAGAGATGCTTGCTCGTCTCTCCGTTGCGGAACTTTAGTCTCACCTTGTCGGCTTGAGGTGGGCGCCAGTTTGTTGGGTGCCATGTCATGGGACATGGCTGTATTTCGATGCGTCTGGGTGCCACTCCAGCGTGACCATGCCCATCTTGCCGGGGAGGCCCATGCGGACCTTCGGGACGCGGACATCGACAAGGTTGCTGCTCGTGTCGGGGCGATGGACGACTAAGCCGTAATCCGCCTTGTTCGCGAAATTTGCCGAGCCTGCGAGGTCGTAGAGCGTCGGAGCTTTAGGCTTTCCGTCGCTGTGCGGCTTGCGGGGGTGAGCCACCAGCCAGACAGCGCAGTTGTAGAGGCGGGCGAAGCGCTTCAACTCGCGAATGGCGCGGCCCGTATAGTCCGTTTCGCTTTCGTCTCGGCCCCGCTTATGCTCGATCTCGTTCCACGGATCGATGACCAGCAACCGGATGCCGTCCCGCAGGACTGCAACTTTCGCGAGATCGATCAAATATTCTAGCGTCATGTCGGTGTCGTCATCGTCGCTGGTTTGCGCGATAACCCCGAACTTCTCGCGCATAATGTCATCGGCGCGCCCCGGCTTTTGAGCGAAGCTGTCGAACTCGCCGCAGCCGTAAATCGCAGCTCGCATACGGCGTTGCAGGATAGGCTTCACCATCGTCTCGAATGAAGCCAGCGCCATCGGGACGCCCTTGCGGAGCAGCAGGCCGAGCATGACCATGAGGAGGCTGGTTTTCCCCTGCCCCGCATAGCCAGTGATGATCGTGAACGTGCCAGGGGTGAGCGGGAACAAATCGTCGAGCCCCTCGATCCCGATTGGCAGAGACTGGATCGGCGGCGGCTCGGGGAAATCCTCCATCCGGTAAAGCCCCTTCACCGGGTAGGGCTTGGCGTGGATAATCAGGTCCGACACAGCCGAATGACCGTGCACCATCGCGACTTCGTTAAGGTCTTTGCAGTCGTCGGGGTAGGAGACAAACTTGCACCGCTCTGGACCGAGCAGGCGAACCAAGTCCTCAGCCAGAACGCGCCCCGGCTCGTCGGCGTCGGTGGCGATGATGAAGGTTTTTACCTGATCGATCGCGGCGCGGTCCGAGTGGATATACTCATACCGGCGCTCTTCAAACGGGTTGTCGGCGGTGGTGGCCGGCGCACCATTCGGCACCGACACGACGAACCGGCATCCCGACGTCATCGCCGTGAGCATGTCCCATTCGCCCTCGGTGATGACCACCGGAGCGCCCGACAGAACTTCCGGGTCGGTCAGACAATCCCGGTTGCACAGCGCGAGGGCCGCGTCCTTGTCCATCCGATGGTCTTTCGCATCGGTGCGACGGTACTTGTGGTTTATAACCTTGCCGTCCCGGCGATACGGGACCGCCAGCCATAGACCGGAGGCGCCGCGCTTCGTGCTGAGACCGAACTTCTCGGCGAGCGTCGGATCGATCCCGCGCTTGTCCAGCCAAAGCCTGTGCTCGTCGTGCATCGTCGTCATTTCCGCTCCACCCGCAGTTGTGGCATCGCCACGCTAACCCGCCCTCGACCTCGAAAACCGAAAGGCACCTGTCCCGCTTGTTTTTCCGGCTGTGGGAGCACTCGGGACAAATGTGCTTCCCCGCCCTCAGCCCCAGAATGCGTCAACCGCCCGCTTCTCGCCGGGCGCCTCCTTTGTTGATGTTGCTTGCTGCTGCTTCGACGCCAGCCAGTTGCTGGTCGAGGTGAACCACTTCTTGCGCTGCTCCGGCGGCGCCTCTTCCGCCAGCCAGTCGTCGCGGGATTGAAGGGACGCCATAAGGTCGAGAGCGGAATAGGAAGCCTCCCACTTGGCGAAGTCTCCAGTGGTGAGTTTGATCACCCGGCCCGAGAACCGATAATTATGATCTTCTTCCTTCTTCCCTTCTTTACCTTCTTCTTGTGTGTCCCGCGGCTGTCCCGCGGCTGTCTCGGAGGCTGTCCCGGTAGCTGTCTCGGTTGACTGGTATTTGTCCCAGTTTTCAATGGTTAGGACGATTCCAGACTGTCCCGTTTGCTGTCCCGCTTTTTTGACACGTTCCAAACGGCCCAAAAAGCGCTCAACCTTCGATTTCGACCACCCCCAAGCTGTCGAAAGAGAGCGAAGAGAGACGTGAATTTGACCGGGCTGGAGGATGATTTCCTCGCCCTTCTTGTTCCACCGTGACGTCTCTTTCCACGTCGCGTTTTCGAGCAGCCACAGCCATGCCTCCCAATCGGAATAGACCGTCGAGGGAGTCAGGCCATCGGTGTCACGCCAGCCGCGCCATAGCTTGATATAACCCGCCATCAGTCGTGCGACCTTGCAAACGCGGTTTGGAAATCGCCTTCAACCTCAGCCAAAAGTGCGTCGAAATAGCAGTTGTGCATCAACAGCGGATCGTCGCGTCCGGCGCGGCGAAGAATGCACAGAACCTGAAAAGCCATTTCGGCCTTCCATTCGTTCATGGTGAGATTGCGAGGGGGCGCGTCCATTACGACTCTACGCCAAAAACAAAGTGATTCAGCAAGGCGTGTGAGCCCTTGACAAAAGACTTTCTTGCTGTCTGCGCGCCCATCAAAACCTCTCCTCCTTCCAGTCGCCGCGGTTGCGAGTGACGGCGATGAACTGGAACGGGTACTGTGAGGCGGCGACCTTGATCTTGACGCGCGCATCGTCCATCCACCGGCCCTTGACCTCGTGGACTTCCAGCTCGCCGGACTTGCGCAGGACGATGAAGTCTGGCTCGTAAAAGGTCTTGTTCGCCAAACGCAGCTTGACGCCCTCAAAGCGATACCAGAGGATTTCGCCGGCGATCACGGCAGGCTTGAGCACGCGCTCCTCGTAAGCTGCCTCGGTCTTGTTGAGCGTTCCCTTAGGCAGACGCCCGAGCGCCCGCATTCTAGTCATCGCCTTGAGCGAGTCTTTCGGGACATAGGGGCGATTAGCCACGAAGCGCCTCCGGTATATCCCTGCCCATGTCGCGGCAGATTTGACGGGCCTTTTCGACAGGGTCGGGGGAGGGGCGCTTGGTGTAGCGGACGTGTTCGACTACGACGGGCTTGCGTTGAAAGAAGGCAAAGAGGGTCATGGCGCATCCCCTGCGGGGACCGCGCTGGCGTCCTGCGGACCAAGCCCTTCGGTCTTGGCCGTTCCGGCGCTCATCGCTTGCGCGAGACAGTCGTCCACCTTGAACATGCCCGAATAACCCTCAGGCGCCCAGCATCCGGTGACAGTGCCGTCACCATTCTCAGCACTGCCGCAGTAGCTACAGACGCGGCGATCTGCCTCGTCGAGCGCGCGGAGCCTCCCAGCGGTGACGTTGCAGTAGAGGCTGTCGCTTTTGATGTAATCGCGCGCCGGAGTGTCGTTGTCGCTCGGCACGTCATCGACGACGATACGGAAGCCGCGTTTGGTTTCCGCGACGACCGTTGCGGGCCATTCCTCGGCGGACAGGCCTTCCTCGTAGCCCCACCCCCATTCTGGCAGCACGAATTTCCAAGTCACGCCGACCCGCTGGCCGACGCGGAAGAATGGCTGGCGCTGTTCACAGCGGAAGGTGACGCCGGTTAGACCCAAGCCTTTCACCCCCGCCTCTAGCGCAGCACGGCGCTCACAGGCGCGATGATCAAACGCGCAATTCTTACACGTCCGGTAAAAGTTTCCCGCGCTAGGGACGGAAGCCCGA